CAACTAAAACTGCTGAATTCATCGTGTTAGATTTCAACATCTTACCAACTGGAGCTAGTTTTACGGCATAATTAAATTAAAAATAAAAAAACTATATATTTATTAGTATAATAGGAGAAAAACAAAATGGCAGAAGTATTAGAATTTAACGATATGTTTTATACCAACTTCGAACCGAAGATGAAGAATAGATTCATCATGGAAATCGATGGTATCCCTTCATATCTAATCAAAACAGCTAACAGACCTTCAATCCAATTTGAGGTAGTAACTCTTGACCACATAAATGTTAAGAGAAAACTCAAAGGAAAAGGTGAGTGGCAAGATGTTGAAATAACATTGTATGACCCAATTGTACCAAGTGGTGCACAATCTGTAATGGAATGGGTTAGAACATCACATGAATCCCTAACAGGTAGAGATGGATATGCTGATTTCTACAAAAAGGATATAAACTTTTATATGTTAGGACCAGTAGGTGATAAAATTGAACAATGGACTATAAAAGGTGCATTTATCAATAACGCAGTGTTTAATGATTTAGATTGGGCATCAAATGACCCGGCAGAAATCACACTAACACTATCTTATGATTACGCAATACTAGAATTCTAATACTAATAATATATTTTCAAGGAAGAAGGTTCTTTTCGTAAGAACCTTTTTTTATGTCAACTTTTTAACTTTTATATATTTATATACAAACAAATAAAAGTTATTATGGCAAATTATGATTTCCCAACAGAAGTGATAGAATTACCATCCAAAGGTAAAATATATCCAGAATCAAACCCATTATCAAAGGGTAGAATAGAAATCAAGTATATGACAGCAAAAGAGGAAGATATACTTGCTTCTCAGAATTTAATTAAAAAAGGGGTAGTTCTTGATAAACTATTCGAATCAGTAGTTGTTGATAAAGATATTGATATAAACGATATTATAATCGGTGATAAAAATGCAATTCTTTTAGCAACTCGTATTTTAGGATATGGTTCAGAGTATCAAGTAGAAATAAATGACCCGTTTAGTGGTGAACAACAGAAAACAACCATTGATTTAGCAAAAATTCAAACAAAAGAAATAGATGAAACTCTTCTTAGTAGAGATAACTTATATGAATATGAATTACCAAAAGGTAAGAAAAAAATAAAATTCAAGTTATTAACTCACAAAGATGAGAAAGATATCACTGCAGAGGTACAAGCATTACAAAGATTATCAAAAGGAAAATCTGATGTAACCTCAGATGTTACTACAAGATTGAAATATATGATACAAGAAGTAGATGGTAATGGTGATAGAGGATTCATAAATAATTTTGTAACAAATAGTTTATTGGCTTTGGATACGAGGTCATTAAGAAGTTTCATTAAAAATATAAGTCCAGATATGGATATGAAGTTTGATTTCACATCAAGCCTCACGGGTGATACGGAGACACTCGATATCCCCTTTGGGGTCTCGTTTTTTTACCCTTCCGAGTGATTATAGTATTCAATTACATAATCAAATTTGGGAAATGGTTAACTATGGTAATGGGTTTACATGGAAGGATGTTTACTTTATGCCAATCCATTGGAGAAGGTTCTACTTCAAAAAATTAGTAGATGCGAAAAAGAAAGAAAAACAAGAGATAGACAAATCCAAAAAAAGACCTAAAGGACCAAATGTAAGAGTGAGGAAGTAATTTCCTCACTTTTTTTATGCTCTATATTTATATAAGAATAACTAACTAGGAAAGTCATATGAAAGAAAATAAGAAAAACGAAGGATTATTCTCAGCAACTAAAAAATTTAGTGATGCCTTTTTTACTGGACTTCAAAAGAATACTGCTAATAAAGTAATCAAGAAAGCTCAATCTGCAAAAGTAGACCCAAAAGTTTTGGCTACTATGAAAAGAATCGAGAAAGAAAAGAAAGAACTAGATAAATTATTAGGATTATAATTTTAGATGGCTGCTAAAGAAGAACAGAAAATAAAAGAACTTCTTGAGTCACAAAAGAAACTCAAGAAAGATATCCTCGAACTCATGGCGAAGGGTTCATCAGCTAGTGCACAAGAGGAAAAAAATCTAGTCAAACTAAGAGCAGAATACAAACAATTATATATTGATATAAATAAAGGACAGGCAGAACAATTAAGAGGTTTTGCTGAACAACAAAACGCAAATAAATCACTCTCTGGTATCTATGCAAATTTAACTGCGTTAGAAGAAGATAGAATTCAGAAGAGTATGAAATTCTCATCTCTTACTGATACTCAACAAACTGCAATTGCAAGAGTTGCTGAGTTAAACAGAGGAATGGCTCAGTTAACTTCCGAACAAACACTAGAAAAACAAGCGTACTTGAAGGAGATTGCTGCTGAAAATGCAAAAATTGGTAAAGTACATCATACACAACAATCTTTAGTAGATAATTTAAATCAACAAACTCAAGTAGCCAAAGAAATGAGTAGTCTAACAGAGCAACAAAAACAAGCTGCTGAAGGATTATTATCGGTACAACAAAATATTCAAAATGTAGTAGGAGGAGTATTAGATACATTCTCAACATTAACATCAGGTCCGATGGGATTCTTAGGTACTGCTCTTATTGGTGCTGGATTCGCAATGGATAAAATATCCGCAACTGCTAGAGAGACCGGATACTTCTTTAATGAAATGGCCCTAAGTGCAACTGCATTTGGATTGGTATTCGATGAAGCTCAAAATGTTGCAAAAGGATTATCAACTGAGTTAGGTGGTGTAGAACAAGCAACTTTTGGAGCACAACTTAACGCTAACTTACTAGCAGTTAACTTAAATCTAAGTGGTGGTGAAACCGCAAAGTTAATCGGTGGATTTGCAAGATTAGGTGATGGAACGGCACAGGCAGGTGCTGATATGGCTCAGTTAGTTCACGATGCATCGAAGGCAGCAGGTGTTATTCCTGCAGATGTTGCTGGAGATTTAGCAGCAAATACTGAAAAGTTTGCCGAGTATGGTAAAGATGGTGGAAAGAATATGATTCAAGCAGCGATTGCTGCAAAGAAACTCGGTTTAGAAATGTCATCCTTAACAAATGTTACTGATGGTTTATTAGATATTGAAAACTCTTTAACCTCAGAACTTGAATTAGGTGCATTATTAGGAAAAAATATTAACTTCGAACAAGCAAGAAGATTAGCATATGAAGGTGAGATAGGTTCAGCAGTTAAATCAGCAATACAACAATTAGGTGGTGTTGAAGAATTTAACAAAATGGATATCTATCAAAAGAGAGAAGCAGCAAAAGCATTAGGATTATCAGTTGAAGAACTTCAGAAGATGACATCCAATATGGATAAACTAAATGCGGATGGTTCTTTACAAGTAAGTACATTTGATAGAATAGGACAAACTCTATCTGCAGTTGCAAAAGGACCACTTGGTTCATTTATGAAAGGTGTTGGTGGAGCTGCAGTTGCAATGGGACAGATGGGATTCGATGTAAAATCAATGGCCTCAAAAGTACCAGTACTTGGAAAATTATTTGATAAACTACCTGGTAAGGGAGCAGCAGCTGGTGGAGCACCATCTGTTGCAAAAACTCCAACAGTTCCAAAAGGTGGTGGAGGTGCAATCGCTGGTAAAGGAAGTATAACTCAATCAATGAGTAAAATTAATATGAATGCAGTTCTAAAAGGAGCAGCAGCATTAGTAATAGTTGCAGCTGCAGTATTCGTGTTTGGTAAAGCAGTTCAAGAATTTATGAAAGTTAGTTGGAGTGCAGTTGGAATGGCAGTAGTATCTATGTTAGCATTAGTTGGTTCAGTTGCTCTATTAGGTGCGATTATGAGTAGTGGAGTTGGAGCAGTTGCAATTCTTGCAGGTGCTGCAGCGATGTTGATTGTTGCTGGGGCTATGTTTGTTCTTGGAAAAGCAATACAAGAAATATCAAAAGGAGCAGGAACAGATTTTGCAACACTTGGAGTATCATTATTGGCATTTGGATTAGCAGTTGCACCACTTGGATTACTTGCATTACCAATGATGTTAGCAGCTGGTGCTTTAACCACAATGGGTATTGGATTAACTGCATTTGGTATTGGATTAAGTATGATACCAACCGAACAATTGAATACGATTAAAGATACTCTAACAACAGTTGTACCATTGACTGCTGGAATCGTATCACTTGCAGCCGGTATTGCTGCATTT